ACCATTTCAATGGCGGTCTTGTCGCCTTGTTCGACCAGATGTGAGGCGTACAGATACCTTCTGGCTTCGTTCCATTGGGCGGCCTCGGCCATCCAGTCATTGGGGTCCCTCCGCCCGGCGACGCCCGCGATAAAGTCCTTCAACCAGAACAGGGCTGAGGTCGGATTTTGCGACTGGGTAGCAATGCCCTCCAAATCAATCCACGTTTTGGCAATGCCCTGAACGGCCGATGCGGCCAGCTTGACAGGGTCGGGGCCGGTCTGAATGACGCCAGCGGCCAACATGCCCGGCACGCCAGCGATGTAGTTGGCCCCCTCTTTGAAGGTGCTGGCCCAATCCGTATGCCGCGCCCTGAAGCCCTCCTTCAGCTTGAGCCAATGGTCCTTGTTCTCAGGGACTAGGTCGATTCCCCTGTCGAAGTTCCGCTCGTAGTAATTGTAGACGTCTTCGGGGCTGTCGATGCCTCCCGGGTGAATGCCTCCGAACTCATTCTGTATGGCTCCGGGGCTGAGGTTTAGCCGACCGCCGCTCTTTTGAATGGCGTCAGCAAACTGAGCCGCATAGTCATACTGATGCAGTTCGTCGGGAGAGGGGGCGTCCATTAAAGCTTAACTGATTTGGAGTCGTAAATGGAATCATTCACCGACGAGCCCTCAGAAAGGTCAACCAAATCAAGTCCGTTGGCCTGAGCGCTTGAGCGAATCTTGTCCAGAATCTGGACCCGCATCCGCCTAATGAGCGCTTCTTCGTTGCCCTTGAGTCGGCTGAAGAACGATGACGCCCGCTGGGGGGTCATGGACTGGAAGATGCTCAGGTCTCGGTCGGAAACCTGTCCGCCGAGGCCCTTGGCCCCGGACATGATTCTTGAAAAGTCGACAAGGATTCTGGCCTCAAGCCCTCTGGCTTCGGCGGCGTCCTCAGACGTATCCAGCGGGTTGAGTACGACGGAGTTCCTTGCGTAGATTTTCTCCAGAGTGGTCAGGTTCTTCATCAGCCCTTGGCTGTCGGACAGAAGCGTCCTGAAGCTTCCAGCGGCCTCATCACCCCCCTTGAACGGGGCGGTGGTCACGCCGCTTTTCTGGGCATAGTACCAAAGTGGGAGCTTCTGGGGGCCCTCAGGGGTATTGACGATTCTATCTCCCTTGGGGACGATTTTCAGGGAAATGTTGCCCTTGTTGCGCCCCTCAGAATCGCCCTCGCCGAGGTCAAAGTCGTAGTTGTCGAAAATCTGGAATACGCTCTGCCCATCCTTGGAATTCGCAAGTGCTTGTGCCGCAGGGACATCGCCAATGACGTTCGAATAGAACATGGCATCAGGATTAACGGGCTTTTGCTCTTGGGCGGCCGCTGGCCTCTGGGCCTGACGGCCCGCGCCAGCCCCGCCTCCACCAAACAATGGGGCAACCTCTGCGAAGGGGCTCATGCCAGCCCTAGACAGCTCGCCGGGTCGCCCCTTGTAGCCGTAAGAGGGTCCGGCCTGCTGGCGGACCATGTCCGGGGTGACTCCGAAAGAATCGCTTAGCGGGTCGTTTCTCATTCTTCCTCGTTGGCTTCAAACATGTAGGCGTCAAATGAAGGACTGGAGCCCTCCTTGGACTTGCGCGGACTGAGGACGACGATGCGGCCCTGACCGCCGGAAGTCTTGGCTACGCCCGGGAGAACGATGGGTCCGCTCGCAATCTTCTTCATGCTCTCCGTGTCGCCAATTTTGGCCAATTCATCGGTGAGCCGTGAATGGAGTCTCATGGCCGCGCCAGACGGGTCCTTGCCCTGAACAATCTCGCGGCGCATCCGGATGTATTCCTGCTTTGGAATCGACCTGATGGCCGTCATGAGTTGAGGGTTCTGGTCGCGGAGCAACCTGTACTTGGCGGGAGACATCTGGTTAGAGCCGCCCATGAACTCCTGAACGAACTTGGTCCTGCCCTTGGTGTATTCCTCATTGTAATGAGGATTGCGCGCGCCGTTTGCGTCCTTGGCCGTCGACATGGCGTCGCTTAAGGTCTGATAGGACCTAGGCCCGACGTAACCCATCATGGCCGCGTTGCCAGCCGTTCTGCCAATCATCCCGGCCTTGGTCAGCTTGTTCTGAATGGTCAGGCCGGGAGTAAGCCCGGGCCCGGCCATGCGAGTTGGCATCTTGAGCCCGTGCTTCACGAATCCTTCCCCGATGGACCCTCCAAGCCCTAGGATGGGAACGTCCATCCGCCCCAAGCTACGGACGCCCTTTTCCGTGGCTCCCATGAGGAAGTTGCCGAGGTTTCCGGCAACCTTGCCTACTGCATTAAGGTCTATTCTCATTGTTACCTGTAAAATTTTCTTTCGGCTTCCTCGTCTCTTTGGCGCCAAAGCTTTATTTTTCCTCCCGCCTTTCCACTGTCTCCATAGGGCGCGAGTTCTACATAGTTGCTGGCGGCCGGTTGATAGAGGCCCATGCCCCTATGCGCAAGGCCCTGACCGGCAGACTGCAAGTCGTAGTAATTGGGCGTATTCCGTATTGCATGCCCCGGACGATTGGCAGGGAACGTTGGGGCGAAAGTCGGGAATTCCTTCCCGCCGCCCATAGTTCCTTCTCCGGGCGCAATCTCAAGCAATTGTTGATTTTGGGCTTTGCCCCTAGAGTGATAAAGCAACGGGTCCAAGTCGGTGTTCATGTTCGGCTCGTTGTATCCGCCCAAGATGTTCTCTCCTCCGCCCGTCGAAATCGGCGGAAGTTTTCCCTCGCTGGCCAAACGAACTATCTCGGCGCGCTTCCTAATGCTTTCATCGGCTCCCTCCTCGTCACTTTCTTTATTCGTGAGCCAGTTTTCAACTTTGGCGCCGATTCCCAACCAATCTGCGTCACGCCCAGTCCTAGCCGCATAAGCCGCCATTGATTCATTGGGCCTGCCCTGCAAGGAATAGGCGCCCATGTCAAAAAGACCCGCAGTCATCGCATTCAAGAACCCCTCTCCAGCCCCTGCGGCTCTTGCCACTCCTGATGCGAACTTGCCCCAATTGGAGTCATCAAAAGCGGTGTAATCATTCATGTAGTTATTGGCCCTAGAGACCCCGGTCCCGTTTTTGACTCCTATTTCCGAGCCCTGCCCGTCCAAGTACTCTCCGAACTTGGTTACTGCAAGTCTCTTGGAGATGTCATTTGGGTCGGTCACATAGGCGCCGGAACCAGCAATCTCATTCGCGGCATCAATAAGGCCGACGAATTGATTGGACTTCGGAACTGCTCCACCTTTAGCCGCAGACTGAACAAAGGTTTTGAGGCCGCTTTGAGCAACCGTAGGAACGCCCATGCCCTTGGTCATGCTACCAGCAAACTTAGGAATGGTCCCCTGAGCCGCCGGAACATAAACCGGGCCATTAGCCACGCCCCTGATGCCCCTCGCAATTGCCCTGCCTTCGTCAAGGCCCATCAAGGCAGTAAGACCGAGTCCAACCGCATCTCCAACGCCAAATCCCCCCTTCTCAGGCAATTGAGTGGTCCCATTCACAGCCCCTTGAGCCAATGAGGCAATTTCCGACGGGCTGGCTTTGGCTGGTTCTTGTGGTTGTTCAGATGGCTTTTGCGGCAGTGCGTCAGACTGCGAAGGATTCAGCAACGTAGCGCGAGACGGAATCGGGCTTGGAGAAGTTGCTGGCGACTTGGCTGAGCCCGCGTTGCGAATCAATTCGGCAGTCTTATTCGCCTCGGCCTCCATCCTTGCGTTGGCCTCGGCCTCCTGAACGGCAATCCAATTTGCGCGACGCTGGTCAATTTCACGGTTCAGGATTCTGTTCCTAGTCATCTGCCCTCCGCGCATGCGGTCAAGGGCGTCAAACAACGCGGAATCTGAGTGCCGAATCTGGGTGTTCAGCCCCGTGTCATACTGGGCCGCCGTGGGCATCCCCCTCTGGTTGAAGTACTCTTCCTGAGCCAGCGCGATTGGCCTTCCGTCGGCGCCTCTGGCTCCGTCCCTTGGGGCAAAAGATTTTGGATGAACAAAGCTTCCGCTTGCATCAAAATGCCCCCAAGGACGCTCAAGGCCATTGGGGTCATAAATCGGCTTCCCTTCTTTGTCCTTGTAAAGGTCTAGGGTGCGTGAGCCCGGAAGGTTGTAGTTGGGAATGAATTTGGGGCTAGCAGGAAGCTTGAATCCTGCGGCCGAAACAGAGGAGGTTTGTCCGGCGGTCGAAGGAGACGGAGTCACGGGAGACGCGCCCTGCTCTCCGTCCTTTCGCATCATTTCGGAAAGAAGCATTCCGGCGCCACCTGCGCCGAGAAGGCCCCCCATGGGCAAGGCCCACTTGGGAAGTTGCCATCTAGATGCGGAGGGGGCCGGTAGGCCTTTTGGTTGAGCGCCGCCGGGGAGCGGTTGCTGATTGTTTCCACCGCCGGAAGGCGGGACGTTCCCCCCGCCCAAGGGAGGCCTTCGGACGGGGCCGACCTGATTGGGCTTACGCGGAACAATTTGACCGCCACTTGGGCCCGGCTGTGGGGCGGGCGCCGGGGTGTTTGGGCTTACGGGCGGCGGCTTGCCTCCGCCTCCGGCTCCACCGGGCGCGGGCTTGGGTCCGCCCCTAGCCGCGGCAATCTTTCGCTCCAAATCAGCAATCATCTTCCGGGTGGTTGCGGTCTCAGCCGGAGTCCCAGCGCCAAGCTTAAGGCGCTTACGAAGTTGCTCCAAAAGTTTTTCCGCCCTCGGCAAATCAAATTTAGCCATGTTATTAGTCGTTTAGGTCTGAGTCTAGTCCGTCGTCAGTGTAAGGGCTGATTTTGGCGCTGGGGCGCTCCGTGCTACTCTGGTGGTTGTTAGCATCGGGAATGCCCACCGTCTCTTCCGGTTGCACCCCCCCAAGTTCGGCCTGAGCGAAAGGATTGAACTGCCCGGTCTGTTCGCCTTGCTCAAGGTAAGCGCTCAACATCGGATTGGGTCCTCCGAGCTGGGCCTGCAACGCGTCAAGCTGGGCCTGAACGTGGGCCGTCCGAGGGTCGTCCGGGTGCATCCGATTGAGGACGCTACTGTAATAGTCGATTAGGGCCTGAGACTTCCCCTGAAGGGCAAGCGCGTCCTCTTCTTCCTTAATCATGGCGTTTCGCTCATCCAGCCCGGCGAGCATGTTGGCTTTTGCCATTTCGGCAGAAAGGGTGTCGGCGATTGCCTGACGCTTTGCCTGCCTGCTTCCGGCCGACTGGAGTCCGACTTGGGCGAGGTTCCCGACCATGCCTAGGGTGGAAGAGTAAGTCGGGTCCTCTCCTTGAAAGATTCCCTGAAGGGTGTCGCGGGAGCGTCCCGCGCCGGACGATAGGTTGAGCTGTTGCATTAGGTGGTGGTCGCCGCAGTTCCCTGAGCGTGGATTGACGCGTACATGACCACTTCGTCCACGGGGACCTGAGGTCCGTTGATTACGATGGGCGGTTGAGCCGCCGAAAGTATGGCGCCCGCGGCCTTGGATTGGCGCACCTGCTGTGAGCGAATCTGCCCTGCGTTTGTGGCTTCAACGGCCGACGCGCAGGCGTCTCCGACGAGACCGGATTCAATCGGAACCACGAGGGGCATCGCCGTGGTGGCATTGTAGGTCAAGGCCATGGTGGTTCCGGCCACCTGACGGGCCAGCTCCGCAACGGCCAGCTGTTTCTGCTGAGTGGCGAGCTGGGTGTACAACGCGACGCTACTGTGTCCGCCGCCGAACGCGGAGCTCATCCCCGCCAGAAACTGCGAATAAGCTACGTCAGGAAGCGTCGGATTGGTGGTTCCGTAGACGTCGTTCTTTACTCCGCTGAGAATGGTGTTGTACTCAGCCCTCGCCGTGGTGTTCAGCGTGGTCACCACGTCGTTGTAGCGGGTCTTCAGCGTGGTTCCTACGGCAAGCTCGGCATCGGCCCAGTCTCCATTCGGGTCCAGAACGTCCTTCAGCAGGGCCGACGTGTAGGTCAGCTCTTCCTTGGGGTCTCGGGTGAGGAATTTGAATCCCTCCTGCCCGGGCCCGGTGCGGTCATAATCTGGGTATGGCTTCGTAGGATAGGCCATTAGAAGATGTTGAAGATGGTCCTACCAGCGATGCTGTAGTCGACCATACACGAATAGAATGACGGCCGACCATTTTTTACAACGACTTCCAGATTGAGGCCTGTGGACTTTTTGCCGACCAAAGCGCGCCGAACCGCGGTGCCTAGGTTGCCATTGGCGACGTCAAGAAGGTGCTTGCCGTCGGGGTTGATGGTGTTGGCGTAGATTTCCACATGCGCTGAGCCGTTGGTGTTCATCCTGACCGCCGCGGCGTCGTACCGCTTGTCGAGCTCCGTGCTGAAGTTGTAATTTCTGGTTATGAATTTGGACTCGAAATGGGTTCCGTCGTCCGAAGTTCCGGTTTCGAGCTCATAAATCTTCCCGGAAGTGTCCACGGCGTAGGGCTTGATGAGTCCCGATGCGTTTCTGGCGGTCACCAGCCCCTTGATTTGAAATGGGTAGTAATCCAGCGACTCGAACTGACCCGGATTTCCGGGATTTATGACCAAAACCCAGTGAAAATGGCCGTTTTGGGGGTCAGGCAGGGAGAGGTAATAGCGGCCGAAATGCGAAATACCGACGGCTTTTTGCAAATCGGCGGCGGACAGGTTTGAGAGCACGTTCTTGATTGGCAGAGACATTGGTCCCTGCCCCTCCAGCATGCCGTTTTGCAGGGAAATCGTGTAAATGCCGTCGTGGCTGAGGTAGTAAATGTTTCCAGCCACCTCCGCTATGCTGTCCTTGGCCAGAATGCCCTCCTGCGAGGTCAGAAGCTCTACCTTGTGGAAAAAGCTTTCGGAGGGGGAGGCGCCGATGTCCAGACTCATCGAGGTGAATCCGGGTTTAATCATGTAGACAGAGCGCTTTCCGAACGCGTACAGGGTCCTGTTGGCGTAAGAAAAGTGAAGCGCCTGTACCGGGTCAAAGGTCCCTTGAACCAAGGACACCGTGTCTCCGTTGAACGGCTGGACTCCGCCGAACAATGAGAACCAGACTTGGTCATTCTTGGCGTAAGCCATCCTGCCAAGCACGTTGCAGGCGGCGGTGAAGTCGTAATCTCCGGTCCAGTTGGCCGTCTGCGAGGCCTCCACGGTGGCCAAGTCCTGATAGCCCTGACCGCGGACCTGCCTGAAAGGGCGCGCAACCGGAGTCACGGTAGAAAGGCCGCTAGGATTGGTGGTGCAGTACCTCTGAAGCACCCCGTTGTGGCTCCAAAGGTAAATGTAGTCTCCGTTCACGCCCGAGGACGCCGCCACATACTCTAGGTTCCCGGCGGGATTCGAATTGCTCACCTTCGTACATCCGTTGCGCGGCTCAATCACGCCCTCGTCAATGCGGATGTTCTCGGCATAGCTGAGCATGCCCTTCTCCTTGTCTAGGGCCGCATTGTTCGGGTAGGTCGCAAAGCCGCCGAAGGCCGCGTCGCCGTCTTGTTGGAATTCTCTGGGCATTAGGGTACGGAAAATTGGTCAGCCAAATTCATCGTGAACTTGTCCTCTCCCCAGACGTCGTACTGGTAGCCATTGTTGACGCTGTCGAAAAAAATCGTTCCAAGGAAGGTCCCGACGCCCGGAGGGGACAGATTGTAACTGGTTTCCGTGACTTGAAATGCCGCCTTTACTGGGTCCGCCACCGGGTCTATGGGGTTTCCGACGGGCGTTTCTTTCAAGTAGTAATCAATCGTGTGAGGCGGCAAAAACATGCCGTTGTTTTCGACAATGAGGTAGAGGTCGAAAAAGCCAGCTGAAGGCGGGGTGGTGTACACCACGTTCCTTTTGGTTGGAGAAACATTGGTGAATCCGTACGACAAAATCGACCAATTCACCTTGCTCTGTGCGTTGGCGCTGAAGTCATAGCCGGTCTGACTGCCGTTTGGCGCAACGGTGACCGAAAAGGACGTCTCAACCCCGCTTCCTATGTAATAACCGCTCCCCAAATTGGAGTATGGGCTTATGTCTGTCGTGTACACAAAGCCGGAAGGGTCTTTTCCCATGGTCATGAACCCGGAAACAGCAGAATCCATCATCGACTCCCTCATCTGGACCACGGCGCTCATACGCGGTTGAACAGGTAGTAGATGTCGGTCGCCCCCGGCCCCCACTTGACGCGAATCGTGTTGAGGGACGTGCTGACCATCTGGTTTATGCTGAACGTAGGGGGGCCGCCCCCGGTCCCGGCAGTTACATTAACGGTTCCTATCAGGACGTGGGCCTTGGTGGCGTCATTTGCCGGGAGCGGGGTGGTGGAAATGAGGGAATCCCAAGTTACGGCGCTTGGATACACTGACCCGGTCACGTCAACCTTGATGAAGATTCTGTACTGCGCGGTGACGCTCCCGAGGTTTTCGGTGGCAAGCGGATTGCTCAGCGTCACGTTCTGGACATGGCCGTCGACAATTTGAGCGACGACGTCGTTATTGTTGTCAACGTTGCACTCAATCTTGAACGGGTGCGACGTGGCGACAGCGCTGGCGGCGGCGTAAATGTCGCTTTTCCAGATTTGTTCGACGTTCCTGAAGTTCCTGATGCAGGCGAGCTTGATGTCCGTGCCAAGGACGGAGGCCGCCGGAAGGAGTGACACGAACCAGAGCTTGTTCACATCATCACGGTGAAGAACTACGTAGGAGTCCGAAGTCAGCTGTGAGATGTCCCATTCGGCATAGCCCTTTCCCGCGTCCACTGGCGCGCTGGTCGCAAGCGTGGCCCTCCCGGAGGTGGACTTGCAGTTGACCACGGCGGAGCCAGTCAGGATGGCCGTCGCATAGGTGCCTCCATGCACGGTCCGGTTGATTGCGGACGCCATGGGAAGGCCGCCGGAGGTCTTAATTGACGGATTTCTGACGACCCTTTTGACCTCGGCCTCCTGATTGATGGTCATGGATTCTGGGTCGAAAATCCTGCCAATGTGACACCTGACTGGCTGGCCACGCACCATGTCCACTTGAAAAGGAAGGACCGGCGCGGAGCTGGAGGTCCGCGTAACGCTACGCCAACGGCCTCCAGCTTTGAGTTGCATCAGGTGTAGTACCCCCCGTTGCCGTCCCAATAGTAGTCGTAAGTGCCGTCGTTGGTTATGAAGTCGCCGTATGAGTAGTAACTTCCACCAACTGTGCCGTAATAGTAAGGCGAAGAACCAGTTCCGTCCCAGAAGTAATCATTTGTCTGGCCATTACTGTAATAGTTCATGCTTCCAGAAGGCACTTCCGTCTGTTGGGGACTTGAATAGATTGGCGTTCCGTACGGGTAACTTTGGCCAAAATCATTTCCGTACGTGTAACCTCCTGCTCCGTCGGCCACAATCTCTCGGTAATTTTCAGAGTAGTAATAGGTATTGCCGTCAGGAAGTGTTACCCCGCTAGAAGGGTCTACGCCAAGGGAGTAACTCCCGTACAATACGCCGTTGGCTGTGTAGGAAAGGTCTTGGTACACGTAGTACCCGCCAGAGCCGTCATGGTAATAGGCGGTGTACGTGTACGTGGAACTGACATGGCTTGTGCCAAGTTCCTGAGGAGTGATGTAGTTTGAACCCGGAGTGTTGTCCGTGAAGATGCTGCTTCCGTATCCGGAGTAGTTTGTGCTTCCGCCTACCTGCGTATACGAACCAGCCCCGTCGTGCTGATACTGCGCTTCACTAGTGCTGTTCGGGTAGTAATTTCCAGAGCCAGTCGGAACCTCAAGTTGCCCTGTGGAGTATTCGGTGAAAAGGCCCGTGCTGTAAGTGATGTTGGTGACGGTGGACCAATCAATGTAGGTGCCGCCAGAGCCGTCATTGAGCAGGTCAACGTCGCAAATCTGGTTGGGCCATTGAGTGGTGCCCGACGGCGATACGTAGGAGCCGCCCTCGGCAATCGGGTACTCCTGACCAGTAAGGGTGCTGTTGTACGACCCGGCTGGCGGGAAGGCAGGCCCCACGGAGTCGTCGACCTTTCCACCGGCGGGGGTGGAATCGAACGCCCCGAAGCGGCGCCCGACGAAGATTCCCCCGAAGATGGGCATCAGGCGTCGAAGTGGTAGATGTACCCGTTGGCGTCGTTGGTCCAGACCTCGCCGTTGTATCCGTTGAACTCGATGGAGCCGCCGTCATACTTGCCAGCGGCGGACATCGGGGCCAGCCAGATGGGGTCTCCGTCGCCGTTTTTGGTCAGCCAGACGCGCAAGGGCGCCAGACCGACGTTGACCACGCCGAAGAGGCGGCGATTGCGGACGGCGTCCATGCGCTTGGTCTTGGTTCCGGTGGAGCCGAACGTCGTGATGTTGACGCTCGGAATCTGGTAGGGAAGTTCTTTGCAGCTCATTTTAGTAGGTTCTGAAGTTAATCTTACGCGTGGAGCCCTGCTGTCTCAGCGTCTGGTCGAGCGCCGCGTCGACGGCTTTCGCGAAGTCCGCTTCCGCGGCCTGCATCGGCTCGATTTCGCCCGTCGAACGACGGTAGTCGGCGTGAACTCCGTGGATGATTGGGTTGGCGAACAGCTTCGGTATTCTGATTCGACTCCAAGTAAGAGGAGGAATCGTTCCCACGCCGCTCGGATTTTGGCTAGTCCATTCATAGAAATCCCCCTGAACCGCGTAGCCCGCGACAGGAACGAGTGAGCCAGAGGAAGAGCCCTCGTCGTAATAGACCTGAGCCCCCTTGCTGTAGGATTGGGCGGCGTCATAGGCGTTTCCATAGAGTCTGGGCGCGTCGAGGCGGAACTCGACCCACACTTCCGAGTCGGTGTCGTTGAGGAGGAAGACCTCGTCCCCGACGATGTCGAAGTCCTTCTGGATGGCGTTGACCGCCACGGGGTCCCGGTTCCAGACGGCGATAACTTGGTCATTGGTCACCGGCAGGGTGATTTTGCGGCGTTCATTGACGTCGGTGGTCAGGCACTTCTCGTAGCGCTTGAGGTCCGTCCACTCGTTCATCTCCCAGACTGAGCGGAGCCGCATGGAGGCGAAATCCCGAACCATCTGGAAGCGGTCGGGGGTGGTCAGGTTGCGGTCAAGGCCGCAGAGCTGAAGGGAGGCGTGAAGGATGTCGCTGAAATAAGTGGAGCGCATCAGGAGATTAGTCGTCCGTGGGCGTCAAAAAGGCCCTTGGTTCCGTTCACCAGCAAGGTGGTATTGTCGGCTTTTGAGTGAACGGCGCACTCAGGATTGTCCCTGAGGAATTCTTTGCGAAAGTTGTCGTCCCGCCAGCAGGCGTATCCGAGTCTCTGCCCCCAGTAATGGTAGGATTCCTGCGGAATTCGCATCGTCATTTGGCCGAGGCCTTCAATGAAGCGATGCTGTTGCTGGTTCAGGACGGCGAGGCCTTTTTTAGTGGCCTCGGCTTGGGCTTTACGGAGGGCCCACCCCCGACGAAACTCCGCCACCATTTCCGGCAACAGGTCGTCGGGGATGGCTTCATGGAGTGGAATCAACCCCGCCATGAAGTCCTCGTGATTAGGACAGGTTCGTCCGGTAGTCGAACATGCCGAAGGTCAGGGGGCTGTGGCAGAGCAGAGCCGCCATGGCCTCCATCATGCGGCGAGGACCGCCGCCGTTTTCGGTGAGTTCGCGCACCTGAGCGATGTTGCCGCCGTAGCGGATTTCGAGGTAGTCCCACGGAATCACGAAGCCCTTGCACTTGGCGTTTTCGAGGTGCAGGTTAGCGCGGGTCTTGGCCAGCGCGTAAGCGGCAGCCCGGTCAGCGGCGGCGGACGTGGCGGCGGTGATGGTGAGGTTGTTCGCGGTCAGGGCTCCGTTGGCGGCGGCGGTCATGGTCGCCTTGGCGGCGTCGACGCCGGCGGCGGAAACCGTGATGGTTCCGGTCGTGTTGCCGTCACCGGTCTGGGCCTTCACGCGGGTGGAGACGTCCACGCGTCCGTCATGAAGGACGAACGAGGAGACACCGGCGGCGACGGTTTCGACGATGGTGTAGGGGTTCACGCCAGCGTGCAGGAACTGCGACGGGATGAGCGCGAGCTTGCCGAAGTCACCCTCGAAGTAGTCGACCGACGCCTTGATGGTGTCGGCGTTGGCATCGCGGGTGGAGCGGACGCCCGAGGGGTTGGCGCCACCGGGCGAAGCGGGGGCACGGGTGGTGTAGACCAGCTCCGTGAACTGACGCTTCAGCTTGGTGCCGACGACGGCCTCGTGGTTCTTGAACTGGCCGGTCTGCTCATAGACCGAGGTCATGAGGTCCTGAACGGTGTTCTCGTTGAGGGTCGTCACGTCCGTGCCGGTTCCGATGATGGAGGACTCGGGGGTGACGAAGTTCTCGTCAATGGCGCGAATCTGCTGGTTCTGGACGCCGTACTTGTCGGCGTTCGTGGCGGCGGTGGCCTTGTCCTTCTTAATCCAAGCCGTCAGACAGCGAGTGCGGTACGGGGTCGTACCGTCGTCGATGGCGGGCAGGATGTCGGAAGTGAAGGTGATTTCCATCGAGCGCTTGAGGTCGATGGTGGCCTTCGCCAGCTGGCGGCTGAGCTCGTCCTTAACGCCAGCGATGTTCAGGATGTCCTGAGTCAGGTTGGACACGTGGACGGCGCGGCGGAACATGTGGATGTTATTCTCCACTTCCGTGCGGTACCCGAGCGTGTACTGCTTGAAGTCAGGGTTGGTGGACGGGTTGGTCGGGTCGACGTCCTTGCCGTCAAGGATGCCGAGCTCAACCGAGGGGTCCGGGTTGCGGTCGACCTGCCAGCGGAACGTGGTGTTTCCGGGCTTGGAGCCGCGGCGAGCCATCGAGGTGATGGGGGTCTCCTTGGCGTCGACGTTGGTGATGAGGTCGGAGAGCTCCTCGCGGATACCGACGCGCGCACCCTGAAGGGGGCGCTGATTCTGGAACTGGTACTCGAATAGTGAGGCCATGTTGATGATGATTTAGGTCTCAGATGAACTTGTTTTTGAAGACTTCGCTAAGGTCGTCGAGCGAGGAGGTCCTCTGGTAGCGTTCGGCGGCGGACTTTGCCTTCACCGCATCCGGCCTTGCGACGGGAGGGGTGTAGGACGTCGACGGCTGGACGGGCACACGGGCCGCTTCGGGCTGTACGCCCTTGCGGGCTGAGGCCTTCTGTTGCTGGTATGACACCATTCCGCTGGCGAGGTGCGCGGCGTAGATTTCATAGTCCGGGAATCTCTGAAGCTCAGGAACGGCCTCGACGAAGCGCTTCGCCATGATGGTGCGCTTGTCGGTCTTGTCCTTGAGCCAAGGAAATTCCTTGGAGGCGGCGGCATTGTACTGCTTCCGCTTGACCACGTAATCCATCTGCTTGGGCAGGAGGTCCTCGATGGCGCGAATCGCCGCGACCTTGGCCTTGGCAATCTGTTCCTTGTCGATTGGCTCCTTGCCGTCCTCGTAGTATCCGTCAGGAAAGCGCTCACAAAACAGCCGGATTTCCTTCTGTCGCTCGTACTCGGCGCTGAGTTTCTCCTCGGTGTCCAGAACTGAGAAAGGATTGTCTGGACGGGCCTTGGCCAACGCCTGTTGACGCTTGAGCGACTCGAGTTCCTCCTCGAGCTGTTGCGCGCGCTCTTCCGCTTCCTTGCGCTTTGCGGTCAGCTTGGAGATTCGCTTGTCGACTCCCTTGGGCGCCTGTTGGGCTTGGGGGTCGCTGGCTTCTTCCTCGCCTTCCGACTCGTTGCCTTCGCTTAGCACTTCTTCGGCTTGAGCGAGGAGTTCTGAGATGTCCTCGCTTGCCTCTGCCTCAGGTTCAGCGGCCTGTGGCTCCGCTTCCGGCTGACCGTCAGCCAGAGCTCGTCCAAAGAATTGGGCGAGTTTTTCATCATCGGCGAGGTCGGCACGCTCGCCCTGTTGGTCCATGAGCTGATTAACCTCGGGCTCAAGTCCGAGGGGTTCGGTGTTATCCGGATTTTCAGGATTTGGGTCCATGGTCAGCGTTGCTTAGCACGCAGAAGTATGCTCAGCGTTGTGCGAATGCTCTCAGAAGCAAGTTGGTTGGCTTTGCTCACTTGCTTTGGTCTGGATTGGCCTGTTTTCCTTGCAGGACCTTCTCCATGAAGTCGCGGTTCGCCTGAAAAGTTCGCAGAACGTCGTTAAAGGCGGCTACGCGGCCTGCATAATGGGCCCGTACCTCGCCGACGCAGTTCGGGTCCATGATTCGGACTAGGTCATTCTGGAACATTTCATCGGTTATGACCAGCGCCGCCTTGTAAAGCTCCGCCGCGTCGACGTTCACGAAGCCGAAGGCCTTCGTATTTGGGTCTATTTTTTCATTCATGGGTTAGAGAATGCCTCCGAGGACGCCGGGAGGGGGTACGCCGCCTGCGGCGGGCTGTTCAGGTTCGGCCGTTTCTTGCTGTGGGGCCTGTTCCGCCATGGCTTCGCCCATTTCCTGCTGAATCTTCTCGGAAGCGGGGGTGACGCCGATGCGGCCGATGGTCTTGTTCTTCTGCTGTTCGACGGACATTTGCAGGTTCTTCGTGTAATTCTCGAGCAGAATCTGGAAAATCCTGTCCGATTGGGCCGCGCTGGCGGCCTTCGGGTTCTTTTGGAGGATTTCCTGAAGATAGGCCATTTTTGATTCGGCGGCGGGGTCGTTTTCGACGTACAGGGCCTCATTTCCGAGCATCATCATTCCGACGTCGTTCATGACGTCCTTGTAGAGCTTCTGGGAGGCGGTGGTCTGGTCGATTACGAGCTCACGCGCGGCGTCGGGGCTGATTGCCTCGACCACCAGCTTGACGAGCTTGTTCCGGTCGATGACGCCTCCGCTGTCCAGAGGCACGACGGTCTCGACGATTGCCTTGAGCTTCTCCATCACGAACTCGGGGTCCGTGTCGCGTACGTCAAAGCGTACGTTGAAATCGTATTCGCTGTGGATGTCCGACATGTTCTGCTTCATCGGGGCGCCAGTAATCCTGACCACTTCCTCCTCCGGCATGAACTGAAGGCACAGGGAGAACAGTTGCTTGTAGGTCTGGGTCCAGAACTGGAGCCAGTTGTTCACCTGAAGCTGTTGCATCATCCGGACCTTGTTCGGGTCGATTTCCTCCCCGACCATGAATCCGTAGAAATTGCCAAGATTGGTCTCGACCTGCTTGATGACGGCAATCGCCAGCTCCGCCTTGCCCTGAGGGGGCTCCATGAACGTGTAGTCGTCCTTCGTGGAGACCGGAAGCACCTGACCCGGCGCTATCCTGTTTAGGGCCCCGACCCTTTTGACGACCTTGACGGCTGGCATGACCTCAAGCGCAACCCGGTCTCGGAAGCTGTCGTGCATCGCCTTGATTTCATCCTGCTCGGTCTTGCTGATTTCAGGAATTCCGCGGGACTCCGTGACTTGCCTGCGGGTCATTTCGAACCTGAGCGCCACGAACGGATACTCGCCATGGGCGTAATTCAGCATGTCCTGAATTGCGAAAAGCTCGGTCCCTACGTTCGGGGAGAATACGCAGTAATAAATCGACGGGATGTCATCGGTGTCGAGCTGTCGGTAGTACGCCCAGACGATTTCAATGAGGTTGTCGCCACGCTGGATGTTGCTGTTGAGCATCGTGGTGGTGGGAACCAGATTCGGGTCGTTGAAATAGTAATGGTTCCCGCCCGTCTTGGCCGCGGCGTCTACGAAAGCCGGGTCCCAACCGGCGTTCTTGACCATGGAGCGAAGCTCGACTTCGGTCATGTACTGTCTTCGGAAGATGACGCGCGCCTGCTGAAGGTCGGAAGTCTCCGGAGGGAAGCACACCTCGTCGTATGGCTTGAGCGCCGTGACCCTAGGCAGGTTCTTTTGAACGTAGATTTCCTCAAGCTGGCCCTGCCCTTCCTCGCGCATCTGCCGGACGAACTTCCTGAGGTCCTTCGCCTTCATCATGGGCATGTTGGTCTTGATGAGCTCGACCGCGTAGTCCTCCTTGGCGGGATTCATGATTGCCGCGGTCAGGTTGGCCGTCTCTGAAGTGCCGGTCATGGCGAGTTCCTGCTCCTGAGTGGCGTACATCTCCTCCATGGTCACGGTCTGCATGCGGGAGCCGAGACGCCTGTCCCAAGTAATCTGGGCGCAGGTCCACCCGTAGTTGAGCATGTTGTCGGCGATTAGCTCGGCTTCGCGCTGTAGCTCATGCTTGAGCTTGGTCTCCACGAGCCAGCGCATCAGGTTCGTGGCGGACGAGGCCGCCATGGTGTCGTTGATTTCGGTTCCTCCGACCTTGAGGGTGCTGGAGTTGAAGGCGGTCATGAGCAGGGCCTTCTGGTCACGGATGAGCCGGTCGACAAGTCGCACCCTGACGTCTGACGCGCCTTCGAACGGGAAGGCCGGGTCGCCCTCGGGGCGGGCCCAGCTGTGCTTCTTGCCGTCGTCGGTCTGGCCGGGCCAGCGGGCGTAGCGGACATCATCAGCCCAAGACATCTTGGAGACCATGGTTCCGTGGTAGGCGGAGCGCTCATACTCCTCCAGCAGGGTCTTGATGTCCGGCTTCCTGCTGGCGTAGGCCAGCGGGTCGTACGGGAAATTATTTGATTTCTTGTCTTTCATTTTCTTCGGCCAGAGGGGTTGAGTTGTTTTTCAGGAAAGCGAGGATGTCGTCCCGGTAGAACATGTTCTGTTTTCCGAGAGTGGTGAAGACGCGCAGTACCTTTTGCTTTCGGAGCCGGATTAGGGTGGTTTTCGAAAGCCCGAAGTGCCTAGCGGCCTCGGCGAGTCTGAGTAGCGGGGGGGTCTGTGGGTTCATGGGAGTAAATCAGTAGGAGCCCCCGCCGACGGCCTTGTAGGAGTCGCTCCCTCCGTAATCAGGTTGCATGACGGCGATGTAACGCAAGGCGTCAATGGGGTCCTTGCTCGCCCCCTTTTCGTTGTCGATGCCGGTCCATTCACGCAAAGACCACATGAGGTTCTTGCATTCCTCGGACACGAAGAGCTTGGGCTGGTTGATTGCCGAGATGGGCTGGTTCTGGTCGTAGGAAAACCAGTCGTTGATGATTGCCACGCCCTCCTCGAGGCGGAGGCCCGCCGCGGGGGTGAAGAACATGGCAAGCGGCTCCTCGTCGAGAAGCTGTAGAAGGGTCGTTCCGCCCTCCTTGTTGATTACGGGGGAACCGGCGGCGCGCGGGTCGATGTAGCGTTCGGCAATCTCTTCGCCCTCAAACTCCCTGTTCTCAAGCGACAGGATGAGGTTCTTGATTTCCGTCAGGCCCATCCCGGCTCCGGACTTCTGGGCCGGTCCGGGGCGTCCGTCGGGCTTCTCCGAGGGGAGGGCCCACTCGCCCATGCTTATGTCGGGCCATTCCCGGTAGACGTACCTGTTCCCATGCTCGTCAATCCGCATCCAGACCATGAACCAGTTTCGGGACCCGGCCGGGTCGACGGCCATGTAATTGGTGCCCTCCTTCGGAATCTGGTCGTGCGGGATGATGTTGGGCTCCCCGAATCTCGGGAACTGCGAACCGGCCAGCGACTCCGCCCACCCATAGGCGCGGATTTTGACCTCGTAGGGGCCTCGCCCGCGCAGGGCCAGCTTGATTTGTTCGAACGGGCTGTACCGGTTCAGAATGGAGTGGAACCAGATTACGTTTGCGGCGCCCTTGGAGCATTCGGCGACGTACGGCATGTGCCCCTTCTGGATTCCGGGCACGTTCTGGGTATCAGGAAGCAGGTCGGCGTAACGGCTCTTTTTAATGCGGCACCCGGCCACGTATTCCTTCACGACGGGCGTGAACCCCGTGATGGGCGTGAAGGTCAGAATCATCTTTCCCGAGCGGGTGACCAGACGATAGCGCAGGGTCTCAATCCAGTCCTGAGGAACGAGCTCGTCGCACCAGATTAGGTCGGGTTCGCCGCCCTCGATGACCTTCTTCTCCTGCCCGTAGTTCATGAAGAAGCATTGGCTCCGGTTCGGCAGGACGAACGTCGCGTCCGTGAAGCCGTTCTTCTGCGAATACTGGATGTTGGTGATTTTCGTCTTCTTGGCCGTCTTGAACTCGGGCGGCATGTACTTCCAGATTACGGCCTGTTGCATCTGGATGGACGTCTGGCTGGTGGTGTGCAGGCACCATACGCGGGAGTTCGGCCTAGTGCACAGAAGTTGCATCACGCGCTTCGCGGCGTATTCGGTCTTGCCCGCACGGTTGCCGCCCATGATGAGGAGCTCGTTGCCCGACATCAGCAGTTCATCCGCCTCGGCCCAGCTCTCGGGCTCGTAGCCGTGCCTGTACGGGTCCTGCGCCTCGGCCTGAATCTTCTCCTCGCGACGCTTCAGGACCTCGACGGCGCCCTCCGCGCCGAGCGTCTTCGCAAGCTGTACTACTTCATCCTCCGTGGGCAGATGGATGATGGGATGCTTGGTCAGTTGCATCCCAGCCACGCTCACGGTGTCCAAGCTCACTCGTCCTCATCCTCCCCGTTGTGGTAGGTGCTGGCCGAGCTGGCCGCCCCGTACTGGGCGATGTTAATCATCGGGTGCGCCCCTTGGAACCTGAACGGCATGATGCTCATGGGCCCGCCGGAATACCCGGCTCCGAACAGGCCGTACTCAGGAACGAAGTGCTTCATCGACGAAATCACTTCACTGTAGAAGCCCGACCGGACCGGAGACGGCATGTAATCGCCGTACGTGGTGCCTCGGCCGAAGGCCGAAAAATTTGAAATTCGCGCGCGATAAGCAGACTTCGCGCCTCCTCCGCTCAGGTCTCTTCGCGCGGAGGCCAGCTCAGTCTTCGCGCTCTTGCCAGCTTCGGTGCCTAGGGACGCGCCGGTCCCCGTCTTGAAGGAGTCCTTCGGGCCGAGGGTCGGGCTCAGTCCGCCCATGCCCCATTTGCTCCGGACGTCCTTCTGGCTCATGGCGCCCCAGTCGCTCTGGCGGCCGAGAGTCCCGAGGGAGCTCACGTCGGTGCCGAGCATCGTCGTTTGCTTCTCCGGGACCTTGAACCCTAGGGAGCGCAAAGACGCCGGGTCCATCGCCGGATTGCCCGGCGACGGAACCTGCCTGTCCTTCTCCTCTGCCACCAGTCCTTACTTGGAGAGGATGTCGTACCAGATTCCACGGAGACGCTCGCCGTAGCGGGCGCCGACGTAGAGTCCGGCGAGGAAAAGGACGGAATGGGAGATGATTGCGATGGTCATTGGATTACTTGTTTCGGGCGGCGCGCTTCTGGGCGAAGTAACCGGAGATTGCGCCGAGTCCTGCGACGATGGCCGCAGCCCTTCCGGTGCCTCTGGCCAAGATGGGCTTCTTGAACGGCTTGGGGGCCCGGTTGATTTGGGAGCCGAGGACCTTGTCGCCCGCGGTCATCGGGCGCTGGCCGGGAAGGTCGCGGAGCTCACGGTTGATTTTGCCGACCCTGTAGATGCCCTTGGCCTTCTTGGTGCGTTCCGCCATTTGATAGTCTGCGAAGGCCTTCTTGCTGACGGCGGCTCGGTTGTGCGCATCAAAGGCGTCAAGGAGGCGCTTCATGCCGACCTTCTTCTTCATGCGGTTTGGCTTTTCTGGGTATTCTTTCATTTTGGGAAATTGTCTCATTCGGTCCGGCTTGCCCCCCTTGAACCAAGGGCGCTCGCCGTCGACGCCGTCGCCGAACTTAATCATTTTCCGCCCCTCGCCTTCCGCTTCTGGGCGAAATAGCCGAGGGCCCCGGCGCCTGCGACGCCGGTGGCGGCGCCGCCGACGACGGCGCGACCGAGGGCCCTGTCACCCTTGTAGATTCGGTATGCGGCGTTGGCCTCCATTTCACGGACCTTGGCCTTGGGCCAATCGTGGGCTCCGGCTTTAAGGTGGGCATACTTGTTGGCGCTGTTTCGGGCATTGTTGAAACTAGCGTGCGGGTTGTGCCGTCCGCCAACGGATTCGCTCAGCGCGGATGAGCGAGGATGAAACTTGTTGGGTCGTCCGGCTTTGACGGCGCGCATACCGGCCTCGAAGCCCGCCTTGTCGACAAGGTGATGCTCCCATCCCGGACCGTCTATGTCGCCAAGCGTCTTTCCGCGGACGCGACCGGGATAGCTCAGGTTGATTTTGGTGGCGTAACCCTTCCTCATGGGGCTCCCTTCCTCCATCGCCTTGGCGATTCCCCGGCCCTTCTTCGTGAGCTTCAGGAACGCTTGGTCCTTGATGTATTCCTTGGCGCGCAGGACCTTTCCGGTGATTTGCTCAGACTTCGGGAATTTCTTCCGGATGAGCTTGCCGATTCTTGAGACGTCGAATTTTGCCATGTTAGCGGGTTTTTTTCTTGGATTGGTGGTATGCTGAAAGTGCTATTCCCGAAGCGCCGACGGCGGCCCCTCCGGCGACCTGACGCCCGAGCCGGGTGACCGCCTTTTTCTTTGCGCCGACGTCGACCATGCGCATGCCGCGGCGGTAGATGTGGCCGAGGCCTTCGTTTTTTTCAACGGGAGTGAGGGTCAGGCCCTTCTCTCCCGTCAGTTCCTCATAGTGGCGTTTCGCTCGCCAGTTCTTGTCACGGGCAAATGCGCGGTCATTCCATCCGCGCATCACCTTGCTACGGGTCTGCTCCTTGCCCATGGGAGAACCGGGGTAAAGCTTGTATTGGTTCTCGTGGGCGACGGAGCGCTTGATGGGCTTGCGTCCCATGAGCGGCTCAGAGCCGCCGATTTGATGGCGCACGGCCCCGCCCCTTGCGATGCGGCGGTCCGCCATGATGTAACCGGCTTTCTCCGCGTAATCTTCTCCGCGAATTGCTCCGGGCTGGCTGAGCAACGTCTTCTTCAGGTAGCCCTTTTTGTTGTGCGCCGCGTCAAGCTTTGCGGCGCGTTCGCGCCCGCGCTTGGACATCAGGAAAGCGCGGTCCTTCATGCCCTCTATGGCGGTGCCGATTTTCCCGCCGTATTTGCGGAATACGCTGGTCTTGGTGATTGCCCTGCCGACCTTGTAAAAATCAAACGGCATCGGATTCGTTGCGTTTAAGTAATGCGTTGAGTCGCAGGATGGATGTGGGCCGATGTTCGCAGTACCAGCGCCCTCCGCGATGCTTAACTACAATGGGGAGCTTCGGCTTGAACGGCGTTGAGTCGAAAACGGTGCAGAAGGCCGTCTTTCCGTCTTCAAGCCGGATTAGCATCACCCGACGATTCGGGTAATCGCACCTGACCACCTCGGCCTTGGAAAAAGTCTCCTTCGGCGCATCCGCCGGTTTCATCACAATCACCTTGGATGAGCCATCCGGCTCAAGAAGGGCATTCACCTCCAACAGGCCGAAACGCTCATACACCATCTTCCAGCCCTCTTCGGTGTAAGCGATGGGACAGGTCCTCAGCGGCCTCTTGCCCGACGGAACCCTCTCCCAATGCCTCCCCTCCTGCATCTCCGATTTCCGAAAACTGACAAGTTCGTCCTTCGGCACCCCGAACCGCAAAACCACGTCCGACTCCTTCCATTGGTCACTTTCGGCCATTCTCGTGATTCTGGCGTATCATCGCGACGAACAGGTCGTCGATGTGGGGGAAGCTTCCGACGTCAATCGCGACGAAAGGATGCTTGGTGCGAAATTTGGCGACCCTGCCCAAAACGACCTGACAGTCGTCGTGCATGAACCCGGCCTCAACCAGCCCGTCCATCGCGGATTTGGCCAGATTGTCGAAGTCGGGCTTGGTGCACATCGGGCGTGATTTGCCCTCATCCGACTTGATGCAGGGGAAACCGAAGTAAAGCGACACTTCAAGCGGACCCTCGTAAGGACGGTCCGGTGCGTATGGTCGGCAAAGTCTCACGAACTCGGCCTTCCACGCCTTGATTGCGGATTTCGATGTCTTGCCGATGAACTGACGTCCGTCGCGCGTCCTCAGAATCCTTAGGTCCGCCTGATGGGTCGTCCTGATGGGCTCGAGCCCAAGCAGAAAGCTCCGGCAAAAATAATCGGGGCGGTCCTCAAGCTTGGACATGATTGACAAGACGACTACAACTAGCAAATTGTCAACCATGGACAATGAGCGCCTGAACACCAGCCCGTCAGGCCAGCACAACGCCAAGCACATCTCCGAGGAACGAAAGAAGGAGGTCGAGGAGCTCCTGCGCAAGGGGACCCCCGTCCTCGAAGTCGCCAAGCTGGCCAAGATGTCCCCCAACAACGTCACCGCCATCAAGAAGGCCATGCCCGAATCCACCGGCCTCCGGGACGAGTTTAAAGCGACCACCGTCCGCAACCTCAAGGCCTTCGTCCAGCGGGCGTCCCAGAAGCTGGTCGACGAACTCGACAACCTCCACGTCTCTCAGGTGCCAATCGCCATGGGCATCGCCATAGACAAGATTCAGACCCTCCAAGACCAGCCACAGGCCGTGGTCGAGCATCGCTTCTCAGTCAGCCATGAGGCCCTCGACAAGCTCCTCAAGGCCAAGGGCAAGGGGGCTAAGTTCGACAAGGAGGGGGCCATCGAGGCCGAACTGGCCCAAGAGCGCCCACAGAGCACGGCCAAGTTCCTCGACTGGGCCAAGGACCCAAAGGAGTTTTTGGGCAAAACGGGATTACATGACAATCCGTCACGCGAAAGTCAGTTCCCGGAGCTCGCACCCCCCCCGCCCCCTTCTGATGATGGGGATGAGGCGGCTGAGTGATTTCGCAAAATAGTCATTATGTCTAATCAAGGGCCTAAAATGGCCCAAGGTTGGACATAAAGCGTACCAAACCACCATAAGAGCCCAGAGGGGCTTGACTAGGGTGGCCTTGGTTAGGAGATTACCGTGGGTCGCGCGTCGGGTTAGGTCTAGCTAATCGCTTCAGGGCTCTAGGATTGGCTGTGAGGCCTTGGGATTGGCTAGAAGGGCGAATTGACGTTCGGCTCGGGATTAGGGCTCTGGCGGGTGAATGGTAAGGTGTGGCAGGGGATGGACCAGAGCCGGGGGATGGGGACGAGGATGACCTTGGCGGCGGAGTCGTCTCCGCCTGAGGTCAGGCGAACCCCGAAAGTGGCCGGTGCGCGATAGGCCATCCTGAGCCATTCCTTGAGTTCGATGGTGTCGTACATCATGGCCATGACGTTGCGATTGCCCAAGCGGAAGATGTGAAGCCAGTAGTCGGCCTCTGTGACGGCTATCCCGGATGGCTTGCCACGGCACTCGTACTCGAAGACGGCGTTGCCTGTGGTGGCCCAAGTGTCGCGCTCGGTCTTGACCTCGACCTTGGCTTGGTCCGTGCCCAGCCAAGTGAGCCAGCGTTCGCCTTCCTCGCCGAACTGGAGGTCTACGTCGAACTTGGACCGGCTACTGCCAGAGGAGTGGGATGCCATAGGATTGGAGTGACTCGTGGTGTGCGTAAATCAGGTTCTGATAGCGCTCGCCCGTGGCCATCTTGCGCTTGGCCATGGGGACTGAGTATCCGGCCTCCGTAAGTGGCCGATAGGGCTTGGTCATGTCCAATGGCGCGACCAAGCTGGAGTCATAGGCGTTGAACGTGAGGGTCACGCTGGTCATGCTCTTAATCTTGGTGAGTATGCTCGGGCCGAGGGAGTAGCAGGCGTAGAGAAGCTGGGGCGTTGGCTTGGCCCTGTGATGGCGCCTGAACTGTTCCGCAATCTCACGGATGAACGTGAGTGCATACTCCCGTGCTATGTGTGGGTCGTATGCTGAGTGATAAGGGTGAATGGACTGCGCCTTGGTACGTCGCAGGGCGCTGATGTCGTCCCATGCGTTCTGGTGTATCTGGAAGGCGCCTATGGCCGGGCCGTCAGGATGGGAGAGGTCGCCTCTGGCCCGTGGCTCATTACCTGACTCTATGAGAGCCAAGGCATGCGCGAGCGCTCGCTCGTCAGCGTAAATCGTGGTGTGCATTGGCTTGCTTTGGCTCGGTATGCCCGCATGAACATGGCTCATGGCCGCACACGACAAGAAAGGGAAGCAGAAGAGACAGAACGTGAACCCGATGCGCAAGGAGCTTGGCGAAAGCTGGGTGGAGGCGTTCATCTCTAACAACAAACTGTGGGGGAGTGAGAAGCTGGACAAGATGATACTGCTGGAGCCGAGGGACTATCTCGACTACGCGGTGGTCGGCGTGGCCGAAGAGGCGGACGGCACGTACCGGGCTGTGTATGACCTCAACATGCTTGAGACCGTGTACGCGTGCATGTACGCGTATGAAGAACCTGCATACAGAAGGACGAGGTTCGACGACGTCGTGTTCGCGCTGAAGGACGAGCACATCGAGGCCGCCCAAGAGTGGGTGAGTTACAACACCATCAGGGGCTCAGCCCATCTCGGGAGCGAGTCTCCCCTGTTCATCCGGGCGTTCGAGGGTGGAAAAGTCAGGTTAAAGGGCGATTTCATAGGGTAATAGGCCAAATTGATTTCGTTGTGCATCAGGTACTTACGTAATTTGACTAACTAAATAACTACACACGCTTGACGTAGGACTACGCAAGCACATGGTGGGTTGTGTCAGTTAACGCTGACTGTTCATTCAAATCACTTGGGCGAGTCTACAAAACTGGCCCGTGGCTCTGCCTCCCAAGGCAATCCCAAACGCCCCTAGTGGGGCTCCTTTCCGGGGGTGACATTGGTATGTAAGTATCGACCTTAGACCGACACCTAAGGGGGTTCGATTCCCCTCACCTCCACCTTTCACGGCCGGATAGCTTAATGGTAGAGCAGTTGACTCTTAATCAATTGGTTCGGGGTTCAAGTCCCCGTCCGGCCACCATCTCGCCCTAACGGGCATAACCACAAACAACACACAACATGCACATCAGCATCAACACGCTCGTCTTCATCGCGGCGGCGCTCGATTTCGCCATCTTCACCGGTGTCGCAATCCTGCTCTTCCGATAAGCGGGCGGCCCCTTCGGGGGCTTCAATTTCCCAACCACACACACAACATGAAAGCACACATCATCAGCCCGATGCCCGGTGGCATCTGGCAAATCCAAGAGACGAACCTGCCCGACAAAGTCGGAGAGCAGTGCTTGGCCATGCGCGAGATAATCGGCGGATGGTTCGAACAGCACCATGCCATGATTGGCCGTAACAGACTGTACATCAACGTGCATGAAGACGCCGCCATCAATGGCGTCACCGACGGGTTCATGATTGCCAACTCGAGGCCCTTGCTGGGCACGGCCGTAATCATCTCCGACAGGCCCATCACGCGCAAAGCGCTGGCAAGGCATCTCAAAGTCTTCGACCTCGCTCCCGGCTACGACAGACTCGAACGCAACGACGACAATGCCTAAGTTCTACGGCAGCGCCTACCTGTACACCCTGATGAGCAGGGAATGCCGACGCATCAACGTGCCCGTCGAGGCGTACAGGCCGGGCGATGAGAACGTCGACGCCGAAATGGTGCTCGGCGGGGCCTATGACGGCCTCCACCTCCAGATTGGGCACCGCAGCGTGACCATCTGCGCGCCCACCGCCACGCCCCTCGAAGAGGGGGGAGGGCTGTGGTTCATCGACTTGGCCGAGCACAAAGACCTGAAATCGGCGCTCGACGAGGGTCTGCGCTACGCTGGCAGGGATGAGGCGCCTCCGAGCCCTTGACAGCCAGCGCGCGCTGGCCATCACAACACATCACGACATGAAACAAGAGACTCCCGACAAGCACGAGGAGGCCAGACGGCTGTGGCAAGCGGCCCGCATGGCCCATAACCTGCACGTGCAGTTCCAAGAGTGCGAGCACAGCCCCATGGCCGAGATGCTCGCGCAATCCATGAAGGACGTGCGCGACTGCGCCATGTCCGAGGCCCAGAGGGTCAACGCTTTCCACCGACCACGATGAAGAAGTCATACGACACCGCCGAGGCGCTCTGCCTCGAGTCCACCCTGCGCCCCGCGAGCGACGAGGAATACTCGTCCTCACAGGCGCTCAACCAGTCCATGCTCAAGGACGTCCTCCGCGTCTCCCCGTTCTACGCCCATCACAGGGCGCGGGTGGAGAAGCGCGAAGAGACTCCGGCCATGAAGATTGGCACCGCCCTCCACTGCAAGGTGCTCGAGCCCAAGAAATACGGCTCGGGATACGCCGTGCTTCCCGAGGGCCTCGACCGACGCAAGACCGAGCACAAGGCCCTGTACAACGAGTTCATGGAGGCCAATGCCGGTCGCATCCTGCTCAAGCATGAGGAGTCGGAACTCATCAATTCCATGGCCGAGTCCGTGGCCCCTCTCATCAAGCCGAGGAAGGGCGCGGCCGTGCACGTCGAGGAAGCCATCTTCGGTGTCTTCTCCTACGAGGTCGACGGCATACACGCCGGTGTCTTCGAGGCCAAGGGGCGGCTGGACATGGCCGTGTTCGAGGAAAACAGCATCGTCATACGCGACATCAAGACGGTGGCCTCGCTCGAGGACGTGCCCAGCACGTCATACCACAACATGTGGGCGCTTCAGGCCGCCTATTACGTCGACCTCATCGAGAAGAGCATCACGCCGCCCGTGCCCGTGTCATTCGAGTACTACTGCGTCTCCAAGGAGGCGCCGCACGACGCGCGGGTGTTCGTCTGCTCGGACGAGATGCTGTGCAAGGGACGCAAGCTTTACGCCAAGGCGATTGCCATGTACGGCGACTGGCTCAGCATGGGCAAGCCGTCCACTTCCGAATTCTTCGGCGTCCAAATCCTCAATGGCTAAGGACTTCGAGTTCAAGGGCGTCTGGATACCGGGCCGCGTGTTCCTCGACAAGCGGCTGACCCAGTCCGACAAGTTCCTGTTCGGGCTCATCCACATCCTGTGCAACGAGCGCGGGTGCTTCGCCACGCGCGAGTCCCTGTCCGAGTACATGGGCCAGTCCGTGCGCAACGTGCAGTACGGGGTCCAGCGACTGATAGACGCTGGCTACGTCCGCAGGGACGAGGCCGGTGTGCTCTGGGACATCATCACCCACGTCATAGACAAGGGTGAAGCGCCCTTCACCGGAGGGGTGAAGGTTTCTTCACCTAGGGGGTGCAGAAAACTTCACCCAGATAGTAATAAGGATAGACATAGTGAAATAGTAGAGGCGGATGCCGTCTACAATCCTTCGGACGTGGGGGACCAGTTCATCCGGTCCAACAAGGACCTCTCCGACGTCTGGGACAAGTGGCTGGAGTTCCGCAGGGGCAGGCGTTGGGCCAGCGGAAACGCCTATGTGAAGCGCTGGAACGGGGTGTTCGCCCTCTGGGGTGCCCCTAAGGCCATAGAAGCCGTCCAGCAGTCATTACTGCAAGGATGGCAGGGCATCTTCGAGCCCAAGGTGGGCAGGTCTAGCTTGGCGCCACAGCCCAAGAGCGACTCTGACCACGCCAAGGGCTTCTGAGTTGACAACAGGTCTGATGCGTTAAGCATAACTGAGAACAACAATACACAACTATGACTAAGTTCATCTGGAGTCGCGAAACCGCCAATGCCGTTGGAAGTTGCATGGAGGACGTAGAAGGAGCCCAACTCGTGCTCGAGGACGGCAACCCTGAAGAGGCCAAGCGCATGGTCCAATCGGCCGTCGAGCGCTTCATCAACGCGGTCAAGGACTCGCTCATGCGCGTCCACGTGTCGCATAGGGTCGAACTCGGACGCATCTTCATGACGTTCGAACTCGCTGATTTCGAAAACAATTCGATTGAACTGACTCTCAAGGCATGGACCAGAACCGTCTGAGCCCGCCCAACTGCCGGAATTTCAACTGCAACAACAAGGTTGGAGTCCGCGAGTACGGCGAGGAGGGAATGCCCATCTTCGAAACTTTGTGCCCCGAGTGCCTTGCCGCTTGGGACAGGATGCTCGCCAATGCGGTGACCAAGCCGCCGGTGGCCGAGACTCCCCTGCCCGAACTTTACAAGGACACGGACCCGGAGCGCCTTGGCGACCTCGCCAAGACCGCCAAGCATTGGAGGCCTAACAGGGCCAGCACGGACATGCACAAGGGCAAGGGACTGCTCATCCACGGCTCAACCCGCAAGGGCAAGACCCGCACCGCTTGGTACATAGCCGACCGCTTCTGGAATGAGAACAAGTATGCGAATAAGTACCTGTTTCTTACCATGTTTGAACTCGAGGCCCGCCTCGTAGCGGCTTGGGGCAAGGACGCTTGGGACAAGGCCATGTACAAGATGGTCAACGTCCCCATGCTGTTCCTTGACGACTTGGGTAAGGAGAAAATGACCGACCGCATGGCTTCATGCCTGTTTGCCTTGGTTGACCAGAGGGCCCAGCACATGCGCCCGACCGTCATTACGACCAACTTGACCGGGGATACCCTGATGGACAGGTTTCATGACAAGGAGCTTGGCGCGGCTTTCGTAGCCCGCCTCAAGGACCCGGACCTGTTCGACAGGGTGGCGGCAAAATAATTTCATCTTTCGACTTGCAGGAGACTACGAAAGTCATTTGATAACCCATCTCGACCCAATAAACATTGGGTAAAACCGACAACAACAACACAACGCAATCATGTCTGAAATCAACATCAAGGGCATCGAAGCAAAGCTGAAGGAACTCGAAGAAACCATCGAGTCCCTCAAGGCCGAAAGGGACAACGTGCAGGACCCCGTCATAAAGGGTCTGGGCGTCCGCCTCTCCGACCTCGACCTCAGCAACGCTTCCGGGATTGTTCACCTCCACAACGCCGTAATCAGCGCGGTGGAAGAACTCTCCCAGCGAGTCAAAGAACTCGAGAAGTCCAAGGCCAACGGAAGTCTCTAATCTCCGTCCGGGGGGTGAAGCCCCCTTCCAATTTTCCACACGACATGCCATCACCAATCCCAATCCGCGGTTTCGTACCGCCTGACAAAGACATGGAACCCACCGTCCGCCTCATGCTCTGCATCCAGAATGACGAGCGCCTGTACGACCTGTGCAAGGCCCTCTACGCCGACGGCTACACCTCTTGGGGCTCCATGGGGTGCAAGATTAGGGAGCAGGGCCGCTATTGGCTCCACGGCAAGGAGAAGGTCGACCTGCTCGGCAAGGTCAGGGCGGCCATCATCACCACGCTCCTGAAGGAACTCTTCCACCCAAACAACAAATGAAGAAAGAAGAAAACAAGACCAAGCTTCTGTGGGTCAAAATCCCGGAAGTCCACGCCATCAAGTTGAAGGAGACCGCTGACAAAATCGGCGTTTCTCGCGCAGACTTCATGCGCCTCATCCTCATCAACTTCGTCAGCAACGACCAGAACACCTTGGTCGTGCAGACCGCCCAGACCAAGTAATCTCCCATGGATACCAACCAAACCCAGAACATCACGCCCGAGTTCGCGAAAGCGTACGCCGAGGCCATCGCCCGCACCCGTGACGTAGTCGCGGATGCGGAGAACCCGTTCCACAAGAACGCCTACGCCACGCTCGGCCAGCACATCGCCGGGACCAAGGCCATCTTCGCCCAGCACGGGCTCGCCATCGTGCAGTTTCCCGTGTCGGACGGGAACTCCATCGGCGTCGAGACCATGGTGCTCCATTCCGGAGGCGGCTACATCTCGCGCAAGGTCACGCTCCCCGTCACCGAGGGCGTCAAGGGTCAGGACGTCGGCTCACTCGTCTCCTATTTGAGACGGTACGCCATCGCATCCGTGGCAAATCTGGCCACTTCGGACGACGACGCTGAAGCCGACAGGACGGCCAAATCCGCGCCCGCGGTCACCAAGGGCACCGGAGTATTTGCCAAGCCAGCCGCGCTTCCCACGCCGCCCCTTCCCCAGAAGGTGCTCGAAGCCCCGGTCAACAGCGACTTGGCGGCCGCCCTCAACGTGCCGCTTCACTTCGGCAAGAACAAAGGCCAGACCCTCGGGTCGTTGCCCGAGAACTCCCTCCTGTGGTACATCGAGAAGTGGGCCCCGAAGCCGTACAACGGCAAGGTCAGCGACCTTGACCTCAGACTCAGGGAAGCCCTCGACATCATCGCCAACTCCCGCAAGGGTGGCATGACCGACTCCACCTCGGACGACGTTCCGTTCTAATCTCCACCCACACGACACGTGAAACACGACACCAACAAGGCCGAGGCGGACACCTCGGTGAACACCAAGAAGCGCCCGTACGGGACGCTGGTCCACAAGGACAGGGAGCACGGACGCCGGAGCGTAATCTCGCTCGGGCTGAAGGGCAAACTGCTCAACGCCACGACCAGCATCACCAAGGGGCTGATGGACGAACTGGAGGCCGAGTGCGCCGCAAGCGGCATCACCCGTTCCGACATCATCCGCGCAGGGCTCGTCCGGGAACTCGCGTACCGCAGGTACTGCAGGTCTCACGGACTGAACGCTGAGGTTCTCAGCGCCTTCAGCATCAGGCCCAAGAAGCGGGAGTTCATCAGGGGCATCAAGTCCGCCAGCAAGCCCAAGCCGACCGTCAAGGACGCCGCGAAGCTGAGGAAGCTTCTCAAGTCCATCGGCATTATCTGAGGAGACTCAGAGCGAACCGCAGGGGCCCGGGAGACCGGGCCTCTTTCTTTTTACAAAAGCCCGTGATTTTGGGAGTTATGTAAACTGGTTGCTCGCAAGGCGGGGACTTGCGTCCCCTTTAAGCCCTAAGGCACCTCACGACACAACTAAGGCGCGAGACTGGCCCACGCACAGCCCATGCTATGAACTCTCCCCTGTGCGCAAGCGACTTCTCACTTCCCTGTGGGTCGAAATGGCGGCCCATGCTCCGAAACCCAATCCAAGCACGGCGATGCCGATTGCCGTGTATTTGAACCAAGGAGACTCAACCAAGTCGCGTAGTACGAATGGTGTCGCGGCGCTAACTCCCGACAACATGAACATTACGACTCCTGATTTCAGTCCCTTGCCTATGAGCGTGTTGGCCAAGATGAAGGCGGCTCCTGCGAAACCGAACAGCATGGCCATCTTGAGGAAGCTTTCCCGGACCTCCCTCCAAGCGTCCTCCTTCTTCATGGTCTCCAAGCTGGTCTTGAGGTCGTTGTTCTCCTTGTCCATCTGGGCGATGCGGGCCGCCATCTTGCTGGTCTCCTCGTCGACCTTCTTGGCCTTGGCCTTCTCTTCGTCCATGGCCTTCTGGTTGTTGATGGCCTTGGAGTATTTCTCGACCGCCGCGGCGGTTGGCTTCTGGATGCCAGAGAGCCGGGTCTCAGTCAGTTCGACCAACGGCTTTCCCTTGCCCTCGATGTGCGGCTTGGCGGCGGCGAGCGCGGCCGCGCCTTCTCCCGCCTCGGCCTCCAGACGCTCAACATAGGCGTCCTTCGCTGGCGTCTCAGGGGCTGGCGCCTTGACCGTTGGGTCCGGCTTGGAGGTGCACCCACACAGGGCGAGCAACAGGATTAGCTTACGCATGTTTGACTTTGTTGGTTAGGATTTTGACCAGTTCATTGGAGACGGCCCCGCTGACCGAATAGGCGATGGCCTCATAGACGGGGTCAATCAGTCCATGGATTGCGAAATAACAGAGCAGGCCCATGACGGCCCCCGCCAAGATGCGCCGCACCCATTCCGTGGCCTTCGGGGCGTCCTTGGAAAGCAACAGGCGCAGGAAAGCTCCAAGCGCCCCGAGCACGGCCACGAACCAGCCGCCCTTCTTCAGGTCCTCTAGGGTCTGAATCAACCTATCATCGGGCGGGTTCATCGCGTGCCGGGTTGTCTTGGACGTAGCCGTTCATCAGCCGGGCCTTCCTCATCACGTCCAGCTCGGGCGAGCCGCCATTGACGTAGGTCAGCATGGACATGCCATTGACAATGAGCTTTTCAAACTCCCTGACGTGGGACTCGGTGGGGTAGAAGGGCCTTATGACGAAGGTCGGCGCGGTGAATCCCGTCACCTTTGCCATGCCCCAGTAAAGCTCTTCTGACGAACTGCTTTTCCTGATTCCGAGGGCATAAAGGAACGCCCTCAGCGGGGTGTTTTGGTTCCCAGAGAGGGAGTCGCTACCGAAGGCGGTCGGGCCCATGTTCTGGCGCGGCCTAGAGGAATTAAAACCGCTATCTCCGCTCGAGTATCTGGTGTCGTAGGGGTATGGAAGGGCGTCCCTCGTCTCGCCGGGGTCGTTGCCCTCAAGCTTGATGACAGGCATGGCCCCCTTGAATTCAGCCGCGTCTTTCCATGCGCTCCTCCCGAATCCGGTCTTGTAAAAGCCCGGAATTTTGTCGACCTCGGACATGTTGTTGAGCTCGGGGTAGTCGGAAGGCGTGAGCATCTGGTCGATTCCCATGCCGGTGGGCCCCTGCCTGCCCTTCGCGGGCAGAAGGAATGAATCGAGAGGGTAGGCGCCAATTGCTCCGAACTGTTTGATGAAGTTGGTGACGAAGGGAACCTTGCCCCTGTATTTCGAGAGCTGGGCAAGGCGCTCCATGAGCATCTTTCGGCCGATGGCGGTTGCAATCACCTTGCCCGACTTGTCCATGATTTCGAATGAGTCGGAGCCGGTGGAACGGTACGCGGGAAGCTCGAACGCGTCGTTGGACACGGCGTCTCGTGCCTCCTGACTGCAACCGGCGTACAGCAGGTCGTTCAACCAAGACGGGGAACCGTAGTTGCTGTTGTACCCATGCGTGCGACCATAAGGTATCAGGGCTATGGGGCTGACGCTGTTCTTCATCCAAGAGAAGCTCTTCAACATTATGTCCTGAGTGGACTCGCCGTAATTGCTCAGGTCCGTTTTTACTCCGAGCCGACTGATACTGCAACCGCCGAGCGAGGTCTGCATGAAGACCACAAGGCGGTCCTTTAACATCTCCTTGTAAGTCTCGTTGACCAGCGGGGCGTCGGCAAGCACCGCGTCGAGGGCTTCCGACGTGATTTGGCTGAAGGTAATCGGCGTCATTTCGTCCGGAGAGAACATGAGGTCGCCAAACCGGGACGCCTTGCCGTTCTCTAGGTATGAGCTGACGTTTTTCGGCCTATCAACCCCATCAAGAATCAACTCCCTGTCTTCTGGCTTGAGATTCAAAAGGAATTGCTCCTTCCCGCGCGGAGTCAGAATGTGCCTCAGGCGCTGGCCGTGGATGTCGTCGCGTTTGGCCGCTTCCGACAGGAAATAAAACGCCTCACAAAGCGTTGAGCTTCTTCCAGCTGACGTGTTCATGCCGGTGATGCAGAGGTCGCCGATTCTGACGGCCATAGCTATGTTGTTGGTCGAGCTGAACCTTGCCCTGTGATGTCTGGCGTCCATGAAGGTCAGGGCGCGCTTGCCCATCTGGATTGCCTGCATGGTCATGACGCCCATGGCGATTGGGCGGTATGAGTTTTCCTCTCCGAAAGGAATCGTATCCGGGTAGTTGAAAGACTCCGTCGTGAGGCCAAGGCCCTTCTCGAGCTCTGCCACGCGCTTCTTCATTTCGTCGAGAGGAAGCTGTCGGCTCAAGTTCCTGACCGTGTAATAATGGCCTCGCATCAGGAACTCGACGTATTGTCCCATGACAGTCTTGGCGGTGTTGTGCTGGGCTAGGTGGAGACTGTCAAAGTTCGTGAACGAAAAGTCCTTGGTCTGGTAGTTTTCCTGAATCGCTCTGGCATGCACGTACACCGGCCCATAATTCCTGCCCAGCATCAAGAATCTCTGCTCAGCTTCATTGAGGTTTTGAGACCTGAGTTCAAGGAACTTCCTCTCATACGGCGCCTTGATGGAGGCCTCGAGATTTTTAAGGGCCTGAGCCGAGCTTCCGCCCTTAAGGGCGTCATGCGCCAACACGGAATAATGGAGCAAGCCCAGCAACGTGTACCCGTGGACGACGCGGTCAGTGGGCTGAAGATTGGCAGAATCCCAATCATACGCGTTGAATCCGCATACGACGTTCTTGAGCAAGTTTGACTCGCGCGGAGTGAGCCCATCGATTGCGGCAAAGCCCTCCTTAACCTTCTGGTCTTCCCACTTGAAGCTATCGGGGCTGAGCTTGCCCATGATTTCCGTGAATTCCTCGAATGAGCTTCCAATCCAATTGAGGATAACGCCAAGCTGGAACCTCATCATGGAAACCGGGCGCATGGCCGTGAGCATGGTGCCGTTCTTGACTTGGCTCTGGCTCATGACCGGCTCACCAAGGAGCAGGCCAAGTTCTGCTTGCACGAACAAGTGGACGGCGTCGGCGTTCTCGGAGTCATACATGTCGTCTCCAAGCGCCATCAACCGGGCCCTTGCGTTCGCGACTACGCCTTCTTGGCTCAGGGCGTCGCCCTTGCTTGCTTTTTCCGTGAGCTTGGGGATGTCGACCCAATACATGCACGGGCTGAGATGCACATCCGTGTCCTGCTTGGGATGGCTCAAAAGCGCCGCGATGTCGGGGAGCCCGCCCCTTAATTCTTGGAAATTGACCAAAGGCAGGGCCACCTTGGTCTTTGCTTCAGTGAGGTGCTGAAGTAGCTTGGTCGTCCTGTAAGCGACCTTCTTGTCTTGGGGGCTAAGGGCGTAAAAGGAACCCATCATCACCCGTTTGTAATTTTCAATTACTGCGACGCCGAGCATGTCGAAGCTCATCGGGGGCTTCAGGCCCTCAGAAGTCTCTCTCTCCTGATGATGCCTCGTGTCGACCTGCTCAAAATACCCTCCTAGGTTGTCCATGACGAATTTCGCATTGTCGGCGTTCGACATGAACATGCGCACGGCTAGGTCGACCACGCTCGTCTCCCGGGTCAAGGTGGAGGAGCTGAAGAACGGGTTCACCAGAGCTGACGAAAGGGTCGGATTGAAGTTCGGGTCTCCGAGTTGCAGGAGGTTTGACATGTTCCCGCCGATGTTGGCGAAGCTGAGCTCCATCACGTTGTTCGGGGAGCGCATGTTGGCGGCCGCGCCTGAGCCAGTATCCGAGTTCAGGTAGGCCCGCGTGGCCACGGAAATAACCCAAGAATCAGTCGCCGGAAGGTCCGACCTGACAATTTTCGGGACGGTCAGGACCCCGTCCATTCCGGGCAGGGATTTCCTGAGGGACTCGGGAACTTGGATTTTCTCGGTCGGGCTCTCAATCCACCCAATCCTGCTTATGTCATTTATGGCGAACTCGGGTGAGCCGTCAGGATTGTCCAGCTCCAGCTTGATGCTTTGGAAAATCAGCCATTTGTGGACTTCAGGCAGCTCCTCGAACTTCCTGTAGTAGGAGTTGTTCAGACCGGCGTGGAAGTACCTTAGAGCCCCTGAATTGAGCAACACGTTGCTCGTGACGCACTTCTCCGCAAAACCCGCTTCGGCCGACGCAATCGTGTTGGTAAGCGACCTCCATTCCTCCATGAATTTTGAAGCTTCGGCGGATTTTCTGTCAAACGGCAAGGCGATGCCATAGGGCGCCTTGAAGCCCACTGAGCCCCCGGGTCCGTAAGTGTACTTCTGGAACGTGTCCGACTGGATTTCCTCAATGTTCAAGCTGTTGAACGGAAGGTTCTTGTCGTCATTAAGGAAGAACTGGACGTCGGATGCCTTGGCGCCCGGAGGAACGGCCGACTGTACTATGCCCTCTCCGTAGCGCAGATGGAACAGCTGATGAGTGTCGTCGGGAGAGTTGATGTGTCCAGCGCCCTTCGCAAAGTGCCCGTTTTCAAGTATGGCCCTCCTGACCTTTTCAAGCGAAAGCATTGACTCGATGATGCGTTCATACTTTTGGGCCTCCTGATAGTCCTTCCTGTTGCGGGCGTCCTGAGCTTTCTGTTCGAAGAACATCCTCTCTTTGCCAAACCTTTCGGCGTTCGGCGCGATGTCGGTGTGGTACACGTCGAAATAGTACGGTCCAACGCCCGAGCTGTAAGTGCCCCAAGTGTTGGCCGACTTCGCCGACAGGTTTTGCTCTTCGCCCGGCCTTAGAACCGGGGGAACCTTTGGCGCAGGGAATCCGCTTCCGCCAAGCTCGCTGTTTTGCGCGAGCTTGACCAGATTGCTGGTGATGTCACCGGTGTCCATGTTCCCTTCCGGGGTCTCCACGGCCAAGTCGATTCCGAGTATCCCGGCGAGGGATGAGAGCTTTGCGGCGTTCTCCTGACGTCCCATGGAGTTCGCGAAATGGTACATGACTGCGGCCGAAATCGCCCGAGCGATGGGCTTGTCATTCATGGCGACCATCTTGAAGATTTCGGGCAAGGTTTTGCCCTTCGTCTCCTCGAAGAACTTCTGGGCGTATGCCTCGCTGGTGACGGCCGAAAGAGATTCGCGGAGCATCTGGATGTGGATGTCGCGCAAGGCGGAATAGGCGGCAACAATGTGGTCCCCTTCCCTTGGGTCGCCTTCGCCCGAGGATACTAGGAAGTTGGTGATTCCGTAGGCGCCAATCTTCTCCTCGATTTTGGCGTACATCTGCATCAGCGAATCGGCCATCATCTTGGCCCTGAGCTTGTGGGCCAAGCTGGCGTACTGCATGTATGGCCAAGCTTTCATGCTGGTGTCCGTCAGGATGTTGCTATGCTCCCTGCCCATGGCGCGCCCGGTCTTGACGTAAACGGCGTTGATGTACCTCGCCACGTCAGAACGGGTCAGCTGTGCTTCAAGATTGAGGTGGAAAAGCATGGCAAGATTGAGCGTCCTCATCTCATGCTTTGAAATCCTGTGGTAGGACATGAAGTCGAACCACTCCGCGCCCGTCATGGAGGGCTTCATGCGCTTGTGCTTGTCCAAGCCGTTCTTCACCGCCCTCAACGACGCCAGAGCATACTGTATCGGCGCATGCGTGCCGAATGAGATGTTGGACCTCAGGACAGACTCTATTTCACCTGCGTCCGAATCATAACTGAGCTCAATTACGGTCGGCGGCTTCACCTTGCCGGTGACAACCTTCTGCTTGTTCAGCTCCGAGGCAACGACCTTGGCCTCATCCTTGCTGGCAAACGCCTTTTCAATGCCCAAGACTCTCCATTCATTGACCTCGTCGAAGCCCTTGTCGGGGCGGTAGGACCTAGCCCTGAACGGCCTTTCATCCGACGCGGCCCCGGAGCCCACGTCCTCAATGACGTAGTCGGTCATGGAGGATTTGACGAAGGCGGCCTCGGTGGCCGACGCCGAGACTTGCTGAGCGATTCGGCTGGCTTCGGATTCGTTCTTAACGGTCAGGACTATCCGTCGCTTGCTGGGCATTCCGTTGGCGTCGACGGTGTCATAGGAGTCGTATGCGACCGTGTACCTTCCGTCGCTTCTGTTCTTGAACACGGAGACGTTCGCCCCCTTGTCCCAAGCGTATTCGAGAAGGTCCTCCCTTCCCGGGAAAAGGTGCTGGATTGCCAGCTTGGTTTCGCCATGGGCCTTCAGCTGACGTTCGGCCTGAGGAACGAAATAGCCGCTTGGCTTCAACGACATCATCTGGAAGGCCGCCTCCATGTCATTTATGGTGTTGGGGCTGAAAACCAGCTTCCTTTTGAGGGAGTTGACGGCGACCGAGGAGGAAGACGAGGGCGCTCCGGAAAGAAGCTCTTCAAAGCTCCTGTCGCTTATTGCGGATTCACCCGCAACAGCTTCGGCGAATGCAGCTTCCGAGGCAAAAAATCCGCCTTTGTAGAATCTGTCGACGGCCTCTTCGGCCTCGGCCAAGAAGTTTTTGGAATTGGGCGCGAAGATTAAGCTTTGTCCTATTTCTCCGCTGAGCATCGTGACATTGGGGTTGCTCATTATCACGGAACCGGCTTCATGGATGAGCGCCATCACCTCCATGAAATGGTTGATGTTGGCGTTCTTGGGCAGGACGAAGGTGAAATAAGAAAGCCCTTGGCTGGAAAGAAGGAGGGACTTCTCCACGTTTTCGTAAAGCGCTCCTCCGGAGGCGAAATCAGGCCGCTCTGAGCTAAATGACGCCGAATCGAAATACTGCTTAAGTCCTTCAGGGACCTTATTCGCCATTGGCGGGCTCTTGGAGTATTCCTTCAGGGCCTCTGCTGGCATTTCAAACCTCGCGAACCTAGCTTCGACGCCTTGGTGCATGGCCTCAAGGACGGCCGGGCTCATGAACTCGTACTTTTTGAGGCCATGAACAAGCGACCCGACTGCTCCGGTAAGACTCCTATGCCCCTTTTGAAGCGTGATGAGATTGGACATGGACCGGCTCATGGCGTTCGGGATTAGGACGCCCTTGTTGACGTCCCATCCGGCTCCGAACTGGTACGGAATTCCGGTAGGCCATTGGCCGTCCCTCCACTTTTCAGTCGCCTGCCAATAGCCGAGCACGTTCAACGTCGGTGAGTAATTGAACATTATCCTTCCGTCGCCCAATCTTCTCCAGCTGAAGGCGGGATTGTAATGGCTGGCGTCTTCCATGGCCGGTCGCGCGGGCGCGTCGAATCCTGCGAGCGACATGAACAGCGGATTCTTGGAGAAGCTGTGAGAGTGAAGGAAAAGCTCCCTGATGTCCTTGTTTCGGGTCTCCTTCAATCCAAGTACATACGGGTGCACCTTCGGTCCGATTCTGTGTCTGGCGGCCGGGATGGAGACCTTCTCTTTTCCGAACTGAGAGGCGATGGACTGGATGTTGTTGGCGGAAATCTTGCTGGCTACGGAGCGCTGAAGAGTCAGCAGGTCATAGGTCAGTTTCTGCGGCTCTCCAGACTTGGCCGTAGACGTTTCGGAATCCATCGTCAGGGGCGAGGTCTGAAGTCTGACCGTTTGAGACGTCCTTCTGATGGCATCATACAGCGAGACCGGCCCCGCACCGATTTCCGCATAGCTTGAACGGAGCACATAGCGGACGTGCTTGCCCCCCTCGAAATCGTTATGCGGAGCCGCACGTCCGTACAGCGCTCCGGTGGAACCGATGAAGCCGAACGGCGACATGTTCGAGTAAGCTTTATCCGTGGGATGGCCTTGCAGTGAGACCTTATCTTCAATGAAATTTGCAGTCCGTGCGTCAGGCGAAAAGAAGAATCCGCCTCCTGCCGGGCGGTCGATGAAGGTCGGAGAGTCGAATGAATGCCCGGTCGCCTGCTGATGTCTGGTCTTGTGTTGCATCCTCCCCGTCAGAATCAATGCCGAGCTGGTGCTGGCCACGGCGGAGTTGTTCTGCACTCCCACGGCTTGCTTGAACCCGTACATCAGGTTCTTGGCGTCTACGGTGCGTGAAGTCGTTCTTCCGGGCCTGACAAAGTCGAAACTGACCGCGTCAAATTCGTCTCCCGGCTTTTGGACGGGAATGTAGGACTTGAGTTCCTTGAACGCCGCGATGGCCGAGAAATGCCCAATCCAGAAGTTCACATCACCAATCATCGACGCAATCTGTCCTGCGACGAACTTGTAAAGGTCGCTCTCATGCCCGAGCTTGCTTCCCGCCTTTATGGACACTCCGCTGAGCCATGAGTCTATGCTTGCCTGATTGACGGAATCAATGGCACGCTCGATGCCCGCCTCGGCTATGGTGGTAGAGAGCTTCTCATTGTTGGCGGTTATGAGGTTTTTGAGCCTAGAACCTGCGTCCACGTTCTTCAGCCAGATGGTCGCATGAGAGTCGATTATGGTCTCAAGCGATTGGCTGGTGCTGATGTTGTGGGCCACCCTGCCAAGCGCCCCGGCTCCCAGCATCGACATGTAGGCCTCAACCGCAATCCTTATGGCGTTCAGATTAAGGGCTCCATCTGGTCCGGTCGGATTATTGAACTCCTTGCGCACCTCTTCCGCGCAGATTTCGTACTGCTGTTTGTGCAGAACGTCGTCATAGACGAGTCTTTCTGAATGCGCCTTGGGGAGTCCGGATTCGACCACGGCGAGCACGTTGGCGGCGGAGGCCGCCCCGACCATGACGGGACTGAGTCCTTGATGCTGAAACATGCCGACCGGCCCAAGCTTGGTTTCCGACAGGAAAATGGGGTTGCCCCAGATTCGATTGAGCGTGCCGGAAATGCTTGCGTAGTGCTTCGTGAAGCTCTGCTTTGAGAGAACCTCGTCGTTGTAGCTTCCCTCGCTCTTCTTCGCGGCCTCGGCGGCGGCATCCTCAACATAGGTCAGGATTAGCGAGTGGGCGAGCTTGATGCTTCCAAGAAGCGAGCCCCTTGCCACGTCGCTCAGGCCTTGGTATCCCGTAGAGGGGTAGAACGGAACCGGGCCCTCTGCGCTCATGGCCGTGAGCACCTTTTCCAAGTTGCCCGCGACGGGGAACAGTCTGCTGGTAGAGGTCTTTGCTATGACTCCGGCGGCAGGGTCGCCCCACGGAGGTGCAATAATTCCGTGCATCAAGCTGTCGACGTTGTGCTCAATCGAAAGCATGGCAACGCCCTCCCTCATCACGTTCTCCGTTGAAACGAAACCTGAGTTGTTCGCCAAGTTTATGAAATGCTCGGTCGGGCTGACGGCGTAATTCGTGGACGGTATCGCCAGAACGGAATCCTTTTTGTTTCTCAGAACGTACCCGTCTGCGGAAAACCCGCTAATGACGACGTCCTCGGACATCGGAATGATTCCCTTGAAATGCATGAGCGCGCCGGCGAACGCGCCAAGCGTCCCTTGCATGTTGGGACTAATTTGGGCTTTGGCTATTTCCTCGTACTTCTGCTGACGCTCGGCGTAATCCAACGCGATTTCCGCCTTCAGCTCGAGGGCCTTGGTAATGACCGGAACCCTTTTTTCCAGCTCACTGATGGCGGTCAAAAGAACCATCTTGGCGGTCTGCCTCTGTCCTTCGGTCAGGGCCTCGCATTGCGAAGGCCCGTGTTCTCCGAAATTGTATTCCTTCCCGGCCGCTTGGACGATTCCAGACACGACGTAATTCCAAGTTATTTCATCCCAATTGAAGGACTGCGGCGCGGCCTCAATCTTTTGCAGGCAATCATAGCATGACCTGAATCTCTGGAGATGTTCGTTGATGCTGTTGGCCGTCCCATGCAGAGACCCATAAAGCCCGTCGGAAATTGTGTACGGGGAATTGCCGTGGTAATGGGCGTCCTGAATCTGCTTGATGATTTCGTGAATCGGGACGTTCGTGAAGATTCTGGGGCTTGAGTTTACGTCGCTCAGTTTGCCACCTCCTTGGTTTGCGGGCACATGCAGGTATCCGGCCGACGGGCTGATAAGGGCGGGAGTAATTTCTGCCGCGAAAGAGGCGCCCTCGTACGGGCCATTGTTCAGGTCGATTAACGCGCCGGTAATTCCTGCGAACACGGGGTTGGGAACTCCATAGTAAGGCAGTCCCCAATACCTCGTGACTCTTTCTCTGTGCTTGAACTGGTTAAGTCTGATGAGTTCGACGCCAGAAGTCCTTTCAGACTGCTGATACTGACCGCCAAGGCCCTTGATTGCCCTTCTCTGTTCGACGCTCGGCTGGCCGGGCATGCTCACGGCCAACGCGGAGTCAGAATCACGCACACTCGGAAAGAGCGCGCTTGAAAGACTGATTTCCATTACCGACTTTTCAAGGTCGGTCATGATTTGTGAGGCAATCTTCCTAATGGCATCAACTTCGTTCGTTTCCGACATCTTCTTGATGGCGGATTCAAAGAACGGGGCCACCATGTTGAGGTGCCTGTTAATGGACGAGTTGATTCTGTTAACCCTTGCAGGATTAATAGGCGTGACGCTACTTCCCGTGACGGACTCGATTAGCTTGTTCTTCTTGAACCTCTCAATGAGAGCATCAGCTCCGAAGGCCGCCGACTGTTCAGGAGACAGCCGAGAGAACATCTCAACGCCGCGTATGGCCTCTTCATCAAGCTCGACCTTGTTGAACCTGACCTTGAAGAATCCTTGGACCGGAATGCGCCCGAATGAGCGCTTTAGAAAATTCGTTCCGGGGAAGAACTTGTGAGCTTTGTCCAAGCGAGCGAACTGCTCCTTGGTCATGTTCATCACCAAATCCTCCGCATTGGTAACGATTGGGTGGCGTGCGATGTTGACGATGCCAGCGGACACCATGTCGTGGGCAAAGCACATGATGTTAAGGAGGTCGGACTTGGTCAGGTCGTCTTCTGCAAACTTCTCGGCAATCTTGTCCACGTTGCAAAGACTCATGGCCACTTCGCTGACAGACGAAATCTTGGACAGCTCGACCCTCAGGTTCCCGCCCTTTATCTTCGCGGGAAAATCGTCGGACATCACGGCGTCGATTGCGCTGTTGCCGGTCGACATCACGTTCTCCGCGGTCACCTTCAGCTCTGAAAGCTGGAGCACGTCCTTTATGGTGAGGAACTTGTCAAACGTAGCCCCGGAGAAGGTGATGGCTTCACGGTCCTCGGTCGTGATGCCTGCGGCGTCTCTGGCCTTCGAGAGGAATTCGTCAAATTTTCCGGCGACGACGTAGTCTCCGGTCTGCAACCTGAGCTTGCCGTCTTCTCCCACCGTCCAGCCCCTGCTGGAAATTACGAACTTTCCAAGCGCCTCGAGCTCGTCGTTTGCGGCGGAAGCAAAGTATCTGATGAGGGCCAGATTGCCCAAGTCCCTGAACGGGCCCTCTTCGCCGAGGTCGCCAATCATGGATTCCATGATTTTGAACACGGGGGCGCTTCCGCCCATCTGAAGCTTGAAGAAATCCCTTCCAAGTTCTTCCGCAGTCTTGTCGGACTGCCGAAGCGATTCCTTGATTACGGCAAGCACAGAACCGTTGGGGACGTTGATGTCCTCGCGCGGGTTCTTGGCCAGCTCCTCTTCGCTCATTCCAAGCCGGGCCTGAGTCACCCGGGCTTGAATTTCATTCGCCATGGTCGCGTAGTTAATGACCATGAAATTTTCGGTGAAGATTTCGACGAACCTGCGCGCGCTCACGGCGTGGGTTCCTGCAAGAATCAGACTCTTTTCATTTTCATAAATCCACGCATGGCGCGCGACGTTGGCGGCCCGGATGGCCTGCTGTAGGCCGAAGTCATTGAACCAAAGACGGTTGAACTCCTTGTTGTCCCGCGTTTCGGCCTCCAAATCTTTGAGCTGTACGTACACGTGATTGGCCTGCTCAAGGGTGAGCGCGGCCTTGGCAGACTCGTGCAATAGCACGGCCTTTTCAGCATGCTCGACTTGGGCCGCGCCTCTTGCCGCAAGCCCCGTCAGGGTTCTGGCGAATCCTTCGGTGGCCCTGAGCAGGTAAGTTCTGGAATGGGACCTGAAATGGCTGACCACCGGGCCCCTGATTACGGAATCAAGGGCCCTGAACGAGTCCTCCCAGCTTGCCTTGTAATTCTCATCGAAATCGACGCCGACGGCTTCCACAGGAAGCGTCTTGGTGGCCTTGTAGGCCTGAATTAGCTCATTGGTCGCCTGAACGGGCATGATGTTCTCCTTGACCCCCATGAGTCTCGCGAGCGTGGCAAGCTGGATGGCCTTAACCCAATGCACGGGGCTGATTACCGGGTCCCGCATCCCCTCGATGTACTGAATCACATGCTGAACCTCATGCAACAAGGTCGTCGCAATCGGGTTCAAATGGACGTGGAGCGAGCGCAGGGCCTCGGCCTCATACCACCTGCGTCCGGTGCGCTTGGCGACTTCCTCATTTTCGGACGGAATGAATTCATCGTCCGCCAAGCTCCTGACTCCCAGCACAATGTAGAAGCTTCCGGGGTCGTTTGACTTGATGTTCGGCTGTACGGCCGAGCTGGCGTAGGAGTCCGC